CCACCTGCGCTTCGCTCCAGAAGGCAGGCAGATCAATCTTCTTGCGGTTCTTTAGTTCCAGAACATAGGTCTGACCTGCGACGATGCACACCAAGTCACCCTCGTCGTTGGCCCCAGCCTTGGCGAGGCGCTCAACGAAGTGGCCTAGCGAGCGCAGATACTTCATAACATCCGTCTCAAACTTAGTTCCCTTGGTCTTGTTGTAGGTTGACACCTAACGCCTCCTTGACCCTAAGCACATCATTGACATAGTGCTTCTTCATATACTTCTCAAAGGACTTGCGATCCTTCTCGTAGCGCTCCTTGGAGTTAGCCTCGATATAGATGATGTCCTTCTCGGCCTTCTTGTTGTAGAAGTGCAGGTGTTCCCAGTACACGCTTGGGAAGTAGTAGTAGGAACCTAAGCCTTTACCTAACGCCTGCCAGAAGTTGTCTGCGTAGAGATGCTTCTGCTGTGGCGGAGCCATAAAGCCAAGCGCCTTGACGATGTTGGTAGTAATCATTATAGATGTGGGCAACTTGTCCTCTTGAAGCATATCGTTACCGTAGGCGATGCCGTATCCGTGCTTGGCTAGAGTGATAGACATAGCCACATCCCAGCCATCGGTAGTCACGATATTGTCGTCACCTAAGAATGTGAAGAAGAGGTAGTCATCGACATACTTCATCGCTATCTTATTGAGCGTAGCGATCATATATTCACGTGGACCTACCTCGTACATCACACCATCAAGCCTTGGATAGTTATGCTCATCATCCTCATCAAGGCCCAGCACAATGTCAGAGACTTTGCTGTGTTCCTTGAGATACTTGACGGCCCGCTCTGCGTTCTCAGGCCTACCTCTAGTAGGTATGATGACGAGATTACTGTTGGCGATTTGCATACTGCGCATCCCTGAAGTACATACGGCCCTCGTCGCTAGTAACTGACCTGATCTGACACGCTGCAAAGTTTACCGACAGAGTGGCATACTCGCTGGCATTTGCTGAGTGTTTCCCAAAGCGATTCTTTACCGCAGATATCCGCAGTGAATTGGTCAGTGGGTCATAGCCCAAGGTGCAGATAATGGCTGGCAACTGAGAGACCTTGCCGTGAATAGCACGGCGTGGTGGTGGATACTCAGGTGAGCCATACTCCGTAGCCTCAGAGACGTGGTGCAAGACCATCACACAGGCCTCAGTCTTGCGAGCCATATCGTGGAACTCAGCCATAATAGCCCGAAGGCCTGCCCACTCATTGTCCGTCTCGGCAACGACGTTCATTAGGTTATCTATCACGATCAACTGTGGCATCTCACCGTAGAGTTCAAGGTACGCCTTGATTTCTAACTCGATATCATCAAGCGTTGGTGATGAGTCGAAGACCCACTGAATGTGGTCAGCGCTCGCCATAGCCTCGTCATAGTAATTGGCAGACCGTTGCAGGTTCTGCTCCACCGTCAACTGGGTATGCCCAGAGATAGCAGCGGCAGTGCGTAGCATTACGGTAGAGGTATCAGTATCAGCCGAGAAGAACAGGGTGGGTATGCCAGCCTTGATCGCGTAGACCAAGGCCAACATAGACTTACCTGCGTTAGGCGCGGCTGCAACCATACACACTTGACCCCGACGGAATCGGATGTCAAACCTCGTAAGATCATTCCAGACTTCAGGAAGTGGCGTTGCTTTGGTTGTTACTGTCCCCCAAGCGCGGGATAGTTTTAGCAATGAACACCTCCACTGGAAAAGAATCTACAATTATATTCCTTTGTCTGCGAATGATGCGACGCTGATTCTCAGTAAGACCGCCCCATATCCCAAACTTCTCGTGCTTCAAGCCCCATTCAGCACACTCAACTTGATGCTCACACCGGAAGCAAATCTCTTTGACGGACCGCGTAGGTGTGTGACCCTTCTCAGGGAAGAACGCTTCTGGGTCAGATTGAGCGCAGAGTGGGGCCTCGAAATCTCGTGGCCCCCTCACGGTTTACGCCCAGATTGTTTGACATTTGTCGCTTGCACCCTTTGGTGCAGCGCACATCCATCCTCTCCAAGGACCTCTTGCAGAAGTACCAGTGCGGAAGGTCATTGTGCCGTGCTTACAACTCGGTGACTGTCCTTCGACTACTGCTGGTGATTCAGTAGGTGCTGGTTCTCCCACTGGTGATGCGGGCTTTGGTGTGAAACTACGACGATATCCCCCAGTCTGCGGAGCGCTTCCCAAAGATTGACTCACACTGTGGATCAAAGTCGCCGTATCTTGAATCGTAGTCAGCGCGGTCTCTAGTTCAGCAGAGTCCTGCGCATAGATGTTGACCAATGTTCCATCAGCCAACTTGAAGTTCACTTGGAACTTCGTTGTATCGGGTGCAGCCATTTTATATTCCTCCAGTAATTAGTTTGATTGAAAGCCTTGCGCTTTCCTTTCCTTGCTTTGTCGGCACGAAGCCTAGTGCTTTCTCCACTGCTTCCTTGTCGACGGTATTATTTTGTACTGTACTCCATCGAATATCAATACCCGATTGAGTCAGACCTGTAAGCCCAGCGAATACATCTCTGAGCGCTTCCTTCTTAGCCACAAGCCTTGTGATCTCCTTATCGAGTTGAAGATACTCAAGCGCTCGTAGGTCCACTTCAGGATTATCTATGGGTGGTTGTTCAGTTTTTGTACGTCCTTTTTTTAGACCAACGCATCCCATCTCCCCAGAGGCGTCGTAGTACTTGCAATAGAACTTACAGTAAGACTCATCACGCTCTGGTTCTGGTGCAACGTCAGAGGCTTTGATGGCTTCTAACCACGACAAAGCCTCTAACGCTACTTTCTCGTCGTAGGCTTCTGAGTGGACTTTGATGTCACGCTCATCACCATCACGAGGTATGGCTACAAGATTGACTCGACTGACCTTCCCCTTGCCAGACTTCTCAATCAAGTAACCATAGACCTGTACCTGCCAGCGTTGTTGCTGGCTAGGAAAGTACGAGAGGTTCCTATATTTAGTTGTCTTCCAGTCAACCACGTCGCCCGTTTCAGGTATGAAGAGATCGACGTGTGCCTTCATCCCACCATACTCGACGGTGGTCTCTATCAGCAAATCGTCTCGCTTGCTAAGCGCCTCTTCAATCGCTCCGTGAATCGCTGTTCCCATAATAGCGGCAAGTTTTAGTTCTTGCTCGTTGGTCTCTGGCTGGTTGTTGAGCCGATACCAAACCCTACGACGGCAACCGCCTAACTCTGACGGTCCTATCTGGACCTGAGTACTGCGTGGCCTAGAGTTCTCCTTGTCGTGCAGTGCCTGCACTAAGAACGTTTTGATGTCTTCCATACTGCGTCTTCCCTCCATCGGGTAATTGTAATGTTGAAGAATATAAAGTTCAAGGCTAGTGAGTCAGCCAATACGATGTAGCCATAGTCATCAAGTTCTTGGTATCTATCAAAACCAAGACCAAAGTTACGTAGGCTCGACCTATTGATGTAGACGGTATATGGGTCCCTGTGCCAACCTGCCATATCAATTCCTCTCCTGTACCACCAACTGTAAGGGCAGGCTTGTATTGACGTCAAGCACCGACGCGATTTCAATGGCGCGTTTCGCTATTTGCTCAGCCCGCGTGAAGGGTATGGCTCTGTCTTTGACCTGTGAGTAGAGGTAGCCCAGCGCGAACTGCCCACCGGAGCCAATCGCGTAGGCTCCGTACTGAGACTGGAAGAACGATAGGTCACAGGCGATATGAAAGAGGTTGCCGTTGAAGGCCAATAGGTAATCGAACCCAGAGTCCTTGTCCTTGAGTGCCTCGTTGTAGTCGTAGTTATGTTCCCTGAAAGTGTTGACTATGGAAGGAATGACCTTCCTGCCCATAAAGATCACTGGATCATCACCATACTTTGGAGCAGGCGGTCTCCAGTTATAGGCCAAGATATCTCCAGGGCGTGTATCGCCCGTGATACCCAATAGATACTTGCCCACCGCTACAATCTTGGGCGTGGACAATGCAATGGAGCGGAGATTATCTTCGGTAATCTGGCTATCAGCAGCCAGCGCTACACCTGTCGCTGTCTGTATCCCTACCAATGTGGTCATAGGCACATAATTTACACCACCTTACGGCGTGTCGCGCCAGCGACACTCCCAATGGGATCACTATAATATGAGCGAAGCGAATAACGGTACGGCCCCTGACGGGGCCGAGGCCGTGATCGGTAAGGCCGAGAGGCGACTGACCACAGGAAGGAGCCGTGCCGAGCAATGTGGTTCCGTCTACTCCGGCTGCTGAAAAACAAAGACAGCCTACCACCCGTTCACGGCGCCGACCTACGAGACCTTGGTCCAGTCCACGTCTGCTCGTGTGGCTGTGAAGTATTCAATGTGATGGCCTGCTTCGAAGACTATGAACTCGTCTGGTATTTCCTTGATGCCACCTGTGCATCCTGTGGCAACCTCGTCACGGTTCCCTGCCCAGTAGACAAACAGGTTTAGAAAACAAAAAAGAGGCCCCCACCACCTTTCGGTGATGAGGGCCGTTTGCCTCGCAGTAAAGCGTTACTTCTTCTTGCGTCCAAACTCTGGAGCGGATGGATCAAGGTACTTCAGTGCTGGTCCAAGGAAGCCTGTCAAGGCTGCTAGTCCAAGCGTCTTCAGGTCAGTCTCTCCTGCTAGGAACAGAGCAATCGCTGCAGCAGCAGCGGCTCGGAACCAGGTCAGTGCAACCTGCTTGAGTTGTTCGTTTACCTTCATTAGTCCTCCTTTGGACTGTTCTTTTTCTTGCGCCTTACTGGTATGAACTTTGACTTGATCTTGTTCCACCTCTTAGGCCCACCTACCCAAGGGAACCAGTCACGGGTGTCCTTGCCACAGTCCTCCTTGATGGAGACGTGTAGGTGCTTCTCGTGCTTGTTCTTGCCGGTATAGGTATCCTCACCATTGCGCTCTGACCAGATACGACCATTGAATATCAGGTACTTGACCCGATCA